AAATCAATATCATGCAATGGTTCACTTGCATGTATCACACTCATCTCAATGCGTTTTAAATCTAATAGTTCTTGTGCATATCTATTATATTCTTCTAATAGTTTGTATCCTGCTCTTGTATTACGCCATTCATCATCAACATACAAAAGTATTTGCGTTAACATATACAAGTCAGGTGCCCATAAGTTTTCATTGATGATGCCTATGCAGATACCTATTGGTTGCTCGCTTTCAGCAATCAATGCTATGCCACCACCATGCAATATTGTATTAAACATGATGTTAAAATATTCTTCATCAATTGTTTTATTCTGTGGTACAAAACCCATATGCTGTACTTTTTTAGCAATATGTATAAAATAAGGTAAGTCAAATTTATTTGCTTTGCGTATATTCATTGTCTATTTTGCGTGTTAGTAGTGCCAGGTGTCGTACTACGACTACCACCACCACCGGGTACACCGCCTCCATTATAACCAGGTACAACAGTTTTACTTTTTGGATCGCTACCAAAGTCAAAACTAAATCCTGCTAAACTATTTAAATTATTCATAGCACTATCGGTCGTATCAAAATACTGCCAACTGCTTTTGTTAGTCTTGCGACCAGCGATACGATTTTCTAAAATTGTTTTATAACTGCTTGCGTCTAATGTAATAGTAAAATTATCTTCTACGCCATCACGATCTTCTTGTATACTATAGTTTGTCACGATGCCTGTAAATCTTACAACAGCATTTGCTAACACAACATTGTTGTTGAAAAAGCCACGAGTAATCTCTATTTTACTACCACGTATCTTACCTTGGCTTTCTAAAATCTCATAGATGTTATTGCCACCTATACCACTTATTTGTATGCTTGTATCTGCGCTAGTTACACGCAAACTACGTTGCTGTGGTCCAACTGCTAACAAACCACCTAATGGGCTATACTCAATATTACCAATTGTATCACTTGTGTAACTTGAACTAAAGGTAAGCATAGTCACATTGCTTGCATTACCAGATCCAGCAGTACCATTAGCATTAGCAGTAAAGATAGTACCGACAGCATTACTAGGTGCACCTACAGTTGTCCAATTAGTAGTACCTGTAGTTTTAATTTCATATTGTGTATTTGCAACAATATTGGCAGCAGTGGTTGCATTGTATTCATTATATACAACTAATTTAACATATTCTGCTGTAGTAACATTTGCTTTATTACCACTGACTGCTGGAATTGGTGTAGTCATGCTGTACCTACATATTCGTATAATGTAAACTTATCATTGAACTCTATGTATGCATTATTTACAGTTGTGCCATTCACGCGAACTATACCACCTGGTATCAATCTATATGTAGGCATGTTTGGGCAGAACATATAGAAATCACATGCGTTACCTACTGTGATACCTAAATTAACAACATTTACACTTAGTATATTTGGTCTATTGGTTGTAACTGTTATCGTGTTGCTAGAACCACGTAAAACTCTTGTAGTGCTAGTGAATGGATATGGATAATTACCTAACTGTATTAGATCGTTAGGTTCAAAGATGACGCGAGTGCTTGGTATTCCTGGCAATGTCTGTAACACTAATTGATTGCCAACAAAACTTTGTACGCTCATAGCATTTATTTGACCTTGTGACAATGAACCTTGATATCTAAATATCCAACTTAAACAAGCATTAGTGCTGAATGTAACGATCTCTGGGCTAACGCGATCCATAGTATCTAATGCTTCTAATAAATCACGATTGTTATAATAAGTTAAACTTTGTGGCATCTCTAATTCCATACGCCATGGTTGACGAGTAGGTGTCAATGTCACGCGAGGTATTTCGTTGCGTGTTATCTGTAGACCCACAACTTTTCTGCGATCTATAGTTAAACTGCTAGCATTGTTTATGATTGTTTGTAATCCTGCCATTTATTTTATTCCTATGCCATGTATGGCAATTCGCGTTCAGCCATCTTTACGGTGCCAAGTAATACTTTGCGATTTTCTGCGAACAATTGTGCTACGCTCTTAGCATCAACAGCGTTGATGTTATATGTGTTATAATTGTTTGTGATAGGTGCATTGACCATTCTATCTGTACCCAATGTTGCAGTACTACCATTTAATTTATTATTTGGTATAACAGTACCTGCTGATTTTGGTACAAACAATTCAGGTCCTTTTTCACCTACCATATAAGGTTGGCCTGCTTTTGCTGGTCCACCTTCAGCAAGTCCTGGAATACCAAAATTACCAAATATAGATTTTATTGCCTGCAAAATTAATGCTTTTGCAATTATCTTAGTTAAATCAGCAATTACGCTAGCGGCAAAGTCTTTAAATTTAAATTTACCTGTTTCTATAAATGTGTCAATTGCACCACCAATCTTATTCCATCCTGCCAATACAGCATCTTGTGCCATTTGATATGGAGTAAATTGCTTACTTAAATTTTCCATAGCATCACCGATACCTTTAAAAATATTTTGATTTTTTAAGGTTTCTGCTGCTTGAACATCTGCTATGTTACGTAATTCATTAGCATAGCGAGTTTGATTCATTCTATCTAAATCATCTAAATCAGCAATTTCTTGAGCAGTTGCATTTTTTGATAATAAAGCACGCTGTTTTGCAAGTTTAATTCTTTCTTGTTCAAAACGATTTTGTGCTTCTGCTAATTGTGTACCTACCTGTGCTTGTTTTTCGGTTATTTCACCATTAGCGGCTTGAAGCATTAATAATGATTTTTGTGCATCTGCACGGGCTTGTAAATTAAATAATTCTAGATTAGCATTTTTTTCAATACTTTTTGTTAATTGTTCTTGTAAGAATAAACGATTTAATTCTTCATTTTTTAATTGTTTTTGTGCGATAAGTTGTTTGTCAATTTCTATTAATTGTTTTTGTAATTCAGACACAATGGCAGCATTTGATTCGCTACCCTTTGCAAGTTCAGCATCAATTTGTTTTTGTATGTCTAATTTTTCATTTGCGGCTTGACGCTCAAGATCAGCCATTGTTTTAATTAAATTGGCTTCTTGCTGACTTAATCCAATAGTTGTGTTAATTAATCTTTGATATTTGTTTGCTTCATCATTTTTTATACGTAATTGGCGTGTTTGTTCTTTTAATGATGCTAAGGCTTTTTCTTCTGGTGTAACACCAATAGTTCTTGCTGGGGTAATTGCACCTGGTGTAGCAGGTGTGCCCGGTGTTTCTAAATTGGCTTTTTCTGTAGCAGCACCTTCCATTGCTTTTCCAAGAGCAACATATGCTGCTGTGGCTGCTGCTGCGCTGGCTGCAACTGCTATTAAACCTACACCACTTAATCCAACTAAAAATGCTGAGGCAGCACCTGCTGCTCTCATTGCACCACCTAAATCTTTTACTAATTTAACAATCTTAGCAATTTGTACAACTGTGCCTGCAGCAAATGCTGCTGCTACTAATGAACCTAAAACTTGTATCGCTGTTTTAGCATCTTCTGCTGTAAAGTTTAAATCTTTTATACCTTGTAATATTGGTTCTAGTGCCTGCAATGATGCTGCTTGTAAGTTACGAAATGCAACTTCAATGCTACGCACAGCATCAGCAGCAAGGCGTAATTTATTTTCTAATTCTGGATCAATTGGTTTATTTAATTCAGCATTTAATGTTTGAAGGTCTTTAGCACCTTCTTTACCTAAGAATTGAACGGCTAATGCGGTTTTTGCAAACCCATCTTCCATATTAGCCAAACCATTAACAACAGCCCTAAATAATTCTTGATCAGATAAATTTTCTATTTGATCACGACTTAAACCTAATTTATATAATCCTTCTATGGTACTTTCTGTACCTTTTTCTACACCTTGTAATTCATTGGCAAATGCTAATAATACTTTACCACCACTTTCAAATTTTCCACCACTTGCTTCTAATGCTGTGCTTAATTGATAAATTTCACCTACAGTAAATCCAGTGGCATCTGCTAAATCTACCATATCATCAGCCATTCGTACAGCACTTGTAGCCAATGCTGTAAATGCTGCAATACCTGCAGTAGCGGCAGTTGTGATAGTTGACTGTAATTCGTCAACAGTATCCATCAAGTCAACGACTTTATCTTGACCATCTATCGTTATTTTAATTTTATAATTATCAATAGTAGCCATTAGATTTTAATTCCTAGTTTATTGTAAACATAGTCACGTATTTCTTTTAACGTGGGTTCAGTCATGCCATTTGGTGCTTGACTACTATAACCTTCTTCTAATCTTTGAGCATAAGGATAATTTGCTTGTATCTCGTTACCCTTTAAGACCGTCTTACGTCGAGCATTACCTGGTTTATAATTTTTTGGTTTATACTTTGTTTTCCAACGATTAGGATCGCCAATGGGTGTATTATCTTTAAAATTGGTATAGGCTACTTGACTAATATTTTTATCATCAAGTGTTTCTAAAACCTTATTCAATCTGTTAGTAATATTACTCATTGTTTTGTTTTGTTTTATTTTTTATTGCCAATAATTGCTCTGTTGTTAATTTATATACGCTAGGATCTAAAGTACCACCTTTGGCTTTAGCCTGTTGATAATTGTCATACGCAGCAAGCACATCTGTAATCATAAAGTCATAAGTTGTAGCATTTGTTTCTACTTGACTTGGTAGCATATGATATTTTTCTGCCATACGACCTATAGTAATCATTTTTACTGATTTCCAGTCGTTTGGGTCGATGCCTTGCTCTGTGGTTTTCCCAAGATTTCTCCTATCTTATTAATTGCTGCGGCAGCAATATCAATAGGCAAATCTTCATCAACTGCAAGTACTGGTTTACCATCTTTATCAAGAATCATTGCTTTCATCATTTTATCAAGATTGGCAAACTCATTATTGCTACGTGCATTAAAAAAATCAAAATAGGTTGTCATACGAACAATGTTGTAGGTATAAAAAGTAATTGGTTCGCCATACTTTTCTACCAAATCTTTGTCGTCTAAAACTATTTCTACTAATTGGGGTTTGCTTGCGAATTCTTTAATGTTCATTTATTGCTCCTTTAATTAATTCATATTGTATTTATTAGTTCCCACTATACTTGTCATAGTGTTCTTCTAATAATTGATTGAGCAATGCGAGGCGAAATGCTTGCTTTGCTTTCATCTGTCTAATAGTTGCTTCCATGTTTGTTAACATCGGCATGAGTTTTGCCTCATCAGCAATTAAACTTCGCAACTTTTCTTCTGTAGTTTTTAACCATAAATCGCTCATGTTATCCTCACTTATTAAAAAGAGAGCGTGTTACCACGCTCTCCTTGTTTTTACAAATTATCCTTCGCTCTTCATGTCGCCATTGACAGCGATTGTCAATGGTGATACCCAAACTGGACTGTCTGGGCTGACTGTTGGAGCAAGGCTACTAATGTAACCAACTCCATGATAAGCGTAAGTATTTGCTGGTACTGCGTTTCCAACGTTGCTATTGTTGTTCAATTGAACACGGAAAGCAACTTCTACTCTGTTTTCAGATAGACCAGATACACCATAGAATGATGCACTAGTATTTGGTGTTGCGTTAGCATTACCAAACCATCCTGTTGGATCAATCACGACATTTGTGCTGATTTCATTGTCACTTGGTGTAGTGACTTTGTTGATACTAGCAGAACAAAAATCTGTCCATGAGAAGATACCAGTACTGTTAGTAATAGTAACATCTTGTAGACAAGTGACTGATAACAGATTGCCACCTAAGAATCCATTACCGTTAGCACCAACATTGCAGTTAGCGATATCAGTAGATAGAATAAGAGCAGGGAAAGTACCTGTCTCGTTAACTGTTATATAAGCCATTGTAGTTCTCCTTAAGTTAGTGGCTAATCATTAAAATTCAAGCGTTTTAAATCAAATGTATAGGTACGTTTTTCACTACGATT